TGGGGTCTTGGTACGTGGGGTAATGGTTTAGCCAGCACTTCCGCCCTGCGTTTATGGAGTCAGCAAAACTTTGGTGAAGATCTTGTATTCAACTTCCGCGGCGGTGGCTTGTATTATTGGGAGGCACCATTAACTTCTCGTGGAGTACTGCTTAACACCCTTGGCGGCACGGTAAGCTTTACCAACGCTTCTCCTACCGTTGTAACCTCAACTGTTGCATACACAGCGGGTGCACGGTTGCAGTTCTCAGGTAATTCTTTGCCCACGGGTGTGGCTGCAGCGACCACATTTACTGTAACCGAGGTTAGTGGGCTAACTTTTAAGTTATTGGATAGTTCTAACGTATTGGTCAACACCGCATCTGCAGGCACCGGCGCTGTGTCCTTAATTGTGGATGTGCCCACGGTCGTAAACACTTTAATTGTTTCAGACGCATCACGTTTTATTTTAACTTTTGGCGTGAATGATTACGGCAGTGCGACGCTTGATCCCATGCTGATTCGTTGGTGCGGACAAGAGGATCCTTTTAATTGGACACCTACAGCTACCAATCAAGCAGGAAGTTTGCGGTTGTCTAATGGGTCTGAGATTGTTACCACAGCACAGACAAGGCAAGAGATTGTTGTGTTTACCGATTCAGCGTTGTATTCCTTGCAGTATTTAGGTCCTCCTTTTGTTTGGGGATCTCAGCTTCTTGGTGATGGCATCTCTATTTATGGGCCCAATGCGGTAGCTGTAGCCTCCGGTGTTGTGTACTGGATGGGCATAGATAAGTTCTACAGTTACGACGGCCGTGTGCAAACACTCAACTGTGACCTGCGCCGGTTTATCTTTTCAGACATAAATAAAGAACAAAACCTACAAGTATTTGCGGGTGTCAATGAAGGCTTTAATGAGATATGGTGGTTCTATTGTTCAGAAGCAAGCACCACAATTGACCGCTACGTCATCTACAACTATGTAGAAAAGGTCTGGTACTACGGCACAATGGAACGAACAGCGTGGCTTGATTCAGGTTTGCGTGATTATCCGTTAGCCACTACATATCAGCCTAATAATACGGGCAATATTGTGGAGCACGAAAACGGTCTGAACGACAACGCAACAGGCACTCCAATAGCCCTTAATGCTTATATTTCATCATCGGAACTGGACATAGGTGATGGGCACAACTTTGCATTTGTGTGGCGTGTGTTGCCTGATCTAACGTTTGGGGATTCTACGAATACGCCTGCAGGTGCTGTTCCCGCGGTTACCATGACTTTGTTTGGCTTGTCCAACTCCGGCTCGGGCACTACCAGCAACGCGTCAGCTTCTGTCCTCAAGGGCAGCACATACGTGATAACCGAAGAATTCACTGGTCAGATATTTACACGCATGCGCGGGCGGCAGATGATATTTAAGATTGACTCAAATCAGTTGAACACACAGTGGCAGCTTGGTTCACCGCGTATAGATATTAGACCAGACGGGAGGCGGTAAATGGCTGAACTTAATGTTCGTCCCCCTAATCTGCCTTTGGCTTCCGATGAGTATGACCGCAGGTATCTGGATCAATTAAACAATACCTTGCGTTTGTTTTTTGCCCAGCTTAGTAATCCGGGGGACATGGGCGGCACGTCGTTGAATTTGAACCTAGACACGCTGCCCACGGACGCTGACTTGCCCACTTTACGGTTAGGCGATGTGTACCGAGATACACAAGATGGTGTGCAAGATACCAGTCAAATGCTTCGCATAAAGACGTCTACGTAATACAATTGAACAAAATACCTTTTCCAAGGACCTGATATGGCCACAGCACCCCAAGCCGCAATGGATATGCCCCAAGAGGCAGGCGCAAATCCGTTTGCCGATCCTAATACCATGGCCGTTTACGACCAGATGCGCCAGACGGTGTCACCTAAGGAATTTGGTGATGAGATGCTGGCGGGTGCCGCGCAGATCGACCCTGAGGCCATGGCCCAATTTAGAAATGACTTGAGTCAGATCGATTTGTCACCAGAAGAGCTTGACATGCTTAATAACATGTTGGATGAGATTCTGGCTAACCCAGAGCAGTATGCCGCGGTCCGCGCAAAGTATTTAGAGATGGGTGCACCAGAAGAGTTGTTGCCCGAGCAGTTTGACCCTCAGTTCTTTGCTGCCATGAACATGGCCGTGGATCAATTGATTGCAGAGCCCGCCGGTGTTCAGGCGTTTGCCCAAGGCGGCATTGCGGAGCTTAAGCCTATTGCCAAAGCGATTGCCAGTTATGGCCGCAATGGTGACACCATGTTGGCACACATTACGCCGGCAGAGGCGCGCATGCTGCGCCGCCGTGGTGGCTCAGGCACTATCAACCCTGCTACGGGCCTGCCTGAGTTCTTTTTAAAGAAGGCTTTCAAAAGTCTTGGTAAAGCCGTCAAGAGTTTTGCAAGCAGCACGGTGGGTAAGATTATCACGACCGTGGCCCTTGGTTTCTTCTTAGGCCCTGCTGCAGCTTCTTTTATGGGTGTAACCTCTGCTGCGGGCGTTGCAGCAGTTAGCGGTTTTGTTGGTAGTGCAGGATCTACATTGCTTGGTGGTGGTAGCCTGAAAGATGCATTAAAAGCCGGAGCTATTGGTGGTTTGACTGCTGGTGCTGTTGGCGGAGTTACCCAAGGTTTTGACACTGCTTATGCCGGTCCTACAACAGTAGGCGGTCAGGTAGACAGATTTACGAATGCTATAACCCCTTCGGCACCTGCCTCCGGTATTCAGGCACCCGCTATTGATGCTGCAGGTCAGACAAGGGGTCTTGCACCTACTGATGTTACACAAGCTCCATACAAGCCACTGGAGATGACGGGCACACCATCAAAACCGTTTGATTCATACTTTGGTTCACAACCATCAACTGACGTACTGCGAGATAACATTACGACAAACACGGCTCGCGGAGCATATGGCGCGGAGTTAGCTAGAACCAATCCGGAAGCATTTTATAACCCCAATGTAGCCAATCCTGAAGTATTTTCTGACCCTAGTAGTGCACAAAGCCCATTTACACCTAAAAAGATATCTTTAGTTCCTGCTGCGGATGGAACATTGCAAGTTCCTCCCGGATCAGAGGTTCGTCCCTTTACTGACGCGTCTGGAAGGGCTACGTCAATGGGGACGTTTCCAACGACCTCCCCTATTGATGCGCCTTACGATCCTGCAACAGCAACGCGTGCAGTAGATTATGGATATAAGCCCGGTGGCGAAACCTCGTTCATGGACAAAATAAAGTCCGGGTACAACGAATATTTTTCTCCTTCTAACATTCAAGCCCAAGGCGAGCCCGCGGCTAGAGAAGCAGGAATTGCGGCACAAAAGGCAATGTTGGCACGCACGCCAAACGCCACTCCTGCTATGTTAGACGCCGAATACCTAAGAGCCTCTAAAGCAGCAATGCCCGGCATTGTGTCTACTTATGGACCATTAGCCGCTGCAGGTATTGGCGCTCTAGCCTTAGGCGGCGGATTTAAAGCCGCTCCTGCTCAGCCCTCGGCAATGCGGGATCAGTTGATGAAGCCTGTGACTCAGCGTATTGCTGAAGGCGGAAACCAACGCAATTACTACATCCAGAATCTGCCCGGCGTGAAGTACGACCAATATGGCGCGCCTATTTTTGGCCAGTACGATCCCTTGCCTACGTATGACACAGGCTTGGGCATTGCATCTTTAGCAGGTCCTAGGGGCTACGCTGCAGGTGGTGAAGTAACCGCTGCTAATTTTGATGAAGTAGCATACGCAATAGCGTATCCAGATGTTGCTGCTGAAATTGCTCAAGGTAAATTTAAAAGTGCATATGATCACTATGTACAGTATGGTAAAGCAGAAGGCCGTACCGCTTTTAATAAAACAGAAACTGCAGCCGCATCCGCGGTCAAAGATGAAGCGACTAAAGCAAAACAGGCTGCGGCTCTTGGCACAGTAGCCGCGGCTAAAGCAGCAAAAAAGGCAAGGGGTTCTACAAGTGCCTATGACAATATTAATGCAGGTTTAGCCTTTGATGCACCGGAAGGTTATGCGGCCAGTGCAAGAGCTACGCGTCAAGCAGCTTTTGCTCCCACATTAAATAAATTTATTAATGCCGGAATTGCAAATACAGCAACCTTAGGTAAGGCTTATGCACCTACCGTTGTAAATCAACCCTACAACAATTCTGCGTTGTATTCAAACGTATATAACCCCGTAACAGCGGCTCTTAATTACAATACTACGTCTGCGGTCGCTCCACCGGGTGTTTATATACCACCCGCTTTTGTAGATAATACTGCTGCAATTGAAGCTGAACGTCGCAGGATTGCGGAAGCGGAACGTCTTAGACTTGCTGAGGCTGAACGTCTTAGACTTGCTGAGGCTGAACGTCTTAGACTTGCTGAGGCTGAACGTCTTAGACGTGCTGAGGCTGAACGTGTTCGGCTTGCCGAGGCTGAACGCGCTAGGCTTGGACAACGCAAATATTCTGATCAGGAAATTGTAAATTACTTAACAACTAATCCGGGCCAAACTGATCGTCAGATTGCACAAGCCATGTTTGACTTTAATGTTCGTCCCGATCAAGTTATGCGGGCTACGGGGACAGAAAATCTTGCAGGTACTAATCAAAGTATTGACTTACGTTACGACGTGGCAAGAGCGCCAATTGTGACTGCTCCTCCCGTCGTATCTGCCGCTGAACAGGCTAGACTTGGACAACGTGCATATTCTGATGATGAAGTTAGAAACTGGCTTTTAACTAATCCGGGAAAAACTGATCGTCAGATTGCAGATGCCATGTTTGAGTTTAATGTTCGACCCGATCAAGTTATACGCGCCACGGGCACACAAAACCTTGCAGGCACTGATCAAAGCATTGACTTACGCTATGACAGGGAAAGAGCGGCAGCTCTGGCCGGCCCAGCAAAACTTTTAAACATGGGCGGTATTGCCACACTGGGCACGGGCGGTTATCCTAGGAAAACTGGTCAAATTAATGGTCCGGGGACCGGAACCTCTGATTCAATCCCTGCAATGCTGTCTGACGGCGAATTTGTAATGACTGCCAAAGCTGTTCGTGGCGCAGGCAAGGGCGACAGACGCGCAGGAGCAAAACGCATGTATGCTCTTATGAATCAACTTGAAAAAAACGCAGCACGGGGTTAAAAAATG